AGCCGAGCAAATACTTCAAAGAGAATGCGCTCAAGATTATGGCGGAATGGAAAGAGGTTGGTATGCCTCCCGAGCGAAAGGAGTTCACTCCTGAAGAGGTACTAAGCGTGTTTCAACGTATTAGCGAGGCCGATATGGAGATGCTTGGCTACAATCCAAAATGGAACCGCCCTGAATGGATGATCTGTACCGTCCTTCCTGTGCCTCCCCCCTCGGTGCGACCTTCAATCATTGAGGAGAACGGCCAGCGCAGGGAGGATGATCTCACTCATAAACTGTGTGATATCATCAAGACCAACAACCAATTGACACAGCGCATTGAACGAGGCAATGCTACGGAGGAGCAACTTCGTCTCACGACGATGGTGCTACAGTATCACGTGGCAACCTTTATTGATAACCAAATTCGGTATTCCGCCGGCGCAACAACGCAATGGCCGTCGTCTAAAATCGGTGTGCGACCGTCTCAAAAAGAAGGAAGGTCGTATTCGTGGAAACCTCAACGGTAAGCGTGTGGATCAATCGGCCCGCTCGGTCATCACGCCCGACCCGTACATTAGCCTCGATGAACTTGGTGTTCCTATCAAAATTGCCATGAATCTCACGTTTCCTGAAACTGTCAACGTGTACAACATTGAGCATTTGAAGAAGCTTGTTCAAAACGGCCCTGACGTATGGCCAGGTGCCAAGTACGTGCGAAAGGCTAGCAATGGAAACACGTTTTCGCTCCGACTATCCGTTGAAAAGCGAAACGAGCTCTCCGCAGAGCTAAAAACGGGCGACATTGTCGATCGCCATTTGCGCGACGGCGACTATGTTCTATTCAACCGACAGCCATCTCTCCATAAAATGAGTATGATGTGCCATCGCGTGAAAGTTATGCCGTACCAAACGTTTCGTTTGAATGTACTAGTAACTTCGCCATACAACGCTGATTTTGATGGAGATAAATCCTACCAGGATGGTCTTGTCTCCAACAGGTAGCTGCTTAGTGGGTTGTGGTTTTTAACCCTCTAAGGAAAACAGTGGAATAACCACCAGATATGGTAAGGTAATGTGTGCCTTCCATATCTGTATATAACTACCTAGTGGGTGTTGCGATAATCGCACCACCTGCAAGATACTCAAATTGCGGGAAACCCCTTAGAGCCTGATTGTACCGCCGGCTATTCGAAAGAATTGCTTGGCACTACGCGTAATGGCGTAGGTATGCTCGGTGAATGAGAGTTCAAATATTATATAAAGATGAAGCTATATAGATTGTAGATAACATGGACTTCGATGCCACGGGAAATAAAATTCTCGACGACATGGAAGGTGTGTTTGGTGAAGTTTATAAGATAACAAATTCGTTATCAGGAAAGTCCTATGTAGGTCAAGTGCGAAGTCATCGTCTTAATCATTTCCGGTACCGTCCATTCGGTTCGCAAGGTCGCTTTAAAGACCACATCAGCGAGGCCATGTGTAATACAAAAAAATGCCAATGCTCATTTCTGAACTCATCAATTCGGAAAAATGGGGCGGAGTATTTTTCTGTAGAGACATTGGAACGTTGTTGTCTTGAAGACATTGACGGATGTGAAAGAAAATGGATTGCTACTAGGAACACATTATATCCGAATGGTTACAACCTTACTCGAGGAGGTAAGACGTTGGAATCTATAGGATATGTGTGTGAAGGACCAGAGCGCACTTATGAAAAGAAGGGACGACGAACTTACCAAACCGTGGAAACAAAACAGAAGATATCTCAAAGATTGAAGGATGCCTTCAGTGACCCATTAATGAGAAAGGCACAATCACAACGTACCATTGAACAACACTTCAAAAGCAAACTTGAGCGATTGAAGAACGTGAATATGGATCGAAATAAAATCGATACATATGTACACACTTACAATGGTTCAAAGTACGTTGGGTACCGTGTGCTAATTGATGGTAAACGAGCTGACTTCATGATTCCGAGACAAACATCTTCCGAATTAAACCTACAATCTACAAAAGCAAGAGCTATCATGTTTATAAATGAACTTATCATGTACCAAGAGCGTGGTAAAAACTAATCAGGATTGGGCAATCCGCAGCCAAGCTCCCTACCCTCGTTATGGTAGAGGCGGGAGAAGGTTCAGAGACTAAATGGGTGTCGGTTACCAATGACGGCCTAGCCAGCTTGAGGTAGCTTAAGATATAGTCCGGCTGCATGTGAAAGCATGCAGGTTTCACGGAGATGAATACACATTGCCCCCAGAGCATTCAAACCATGAGCGAGCTCATGGATTTCGCATCAGTCCCATACCACATCATCACACCAAAAGATGCTGCACCAATCATTGAGATCGTTCAAGATACAATGCTCGGAGCTTACCGCATCACAAAAGATCACATTCGCATCAACGACAAAACAATGGCCAACCTCCAAATGGTAAATAGCTATTTCAACGGCTCCCTTCCGGAACCGGATGACAAAGATGCCAACATGTACACTGGTCGCCAAGCGTACTCAATCGTCCTTCCTCCATCCTTGTTCCTGAAAGTCAAGAACAAGAAAGGCGACATGGTCACGATCGAGGATAGCGTAATCACAGGAGGCGCAATCGACAAACAAGCATTCACAAAGACATCAAAGGGTATCATCCCCATCCTCTTCCACGACTATGGGCCATTCGAAGTCCGGCGCTTCATGGACAACACTCAGCGACTCATTTGTAGGTGGCTCGTTACATCCGGTTTCAGTGTNGGTATTTCTGACCTTGTCATCCCGCAATCGATCACCGATGACATCAAGAAGAAGATCCACGACAAGAAAACGGACGCTTACAAGAAGATTGAGGATGTGCGGAAAGGCGACCTCACGAACAACTCCATGATGAACAACCACGATCATATGGAGAGCGAGATCAAGAACATTCTAAACGACCTCAACAGCTTGGTGAGTAAGCTCGTTACGGAGGCACTTGATGATAACGATAACCGCATGGTGAACATGATCAAGTCCGGATCGAAGGGCAAAGACCAAAATGTAGCACAAATGATTGCAAACGTAGGCCAACAAAATGTGGATGGCAAGCGTGTCGCCTATGGGTTCACCGATCGTACGCTTCCCCATTACTCCAAGTACGACGACGGACCTGATGCCCGTGGCTTCGTTGAGAACTCATTCATCTCAGGGCTCACACCCCAAGAAGTTTTCTTCCATGCCATGGGCGGCCGTGAGGGGCTGATCGACACTGCAGTAAAAACGTCGGAAACAGGATATATTCAACGCAGACTGGTAAAGGCGATGGAGGACTGTAAGATATACTACGATCAAACTGTCCGCAACGCATCCGGCAACATTGTTCAATTCATCTATGGCGAGGACGGTATGGAGGGAACAAAGATTGAAAATCAATCTTACCCGATTCTTGAGACCTCGTCGATCGACATGGACCGCATGTACTTCATGCGATCGGACGACAAGGTTGAGAAATATCTCACAAAAGAGGCTAAGAAGACATTGAAAACCGAAAAGGAATGGATGAAGCGATGCGAGGCGCATTACCAAGACATCTTGAAGGACCGGGAGGACATCATCGTCCGGGTGTTTAAGAAGTCGAATGACATTCAAATCTACTTTCCAATCGCATTCAACCGTATTATTGAAAGTGCGTACCAACGAAGCAAGTCCATTGGGGCACACGTTCTTCCAACGAACCTCACCCCGGGCTACGTGCTTGATACTATTGATCGCCTAATCGACACACTGTACGTGATCAAAGATCAAGGCGTGCAGTTCCTCCATGTTCTACTACGACTCCATCTATCGCCAAAGCCAATGATCCTCAAGTATCGTTTCTCAAAAGAGGTGTTTGACTTCATTGTGAGCGAGATTGAACGTTGCTTCCAAGAGGCCGTTGCAGCTCCAGGTGAAATGGTCGGCATTATTGCTGCGCAGTCAATTGGCGAGCCCGCAACACAACTGACGCTCGATTCGTTTCATGTTTCTGGCACTGCAGCAGCCGTAAAGGCAACTTCCGGTGTGCCTCGTCTAAAGGAACTATTGAGTGTAAGTAAGAATATCAAGACCCCTAGCTTGACAATCTACCTTCTACGCGACATTGGAACAATCGTAGACGCTATCAATGTTGAGGAAGCCGATGGTAGCACGATTAATGACCCTCGCATTGCGGAAATGAAGGATCGTGCCCTCATTGTCCGCAAGCAACTTGAAATTACACGCCTATCGGACCTTCTTGACGAGACGGAGCTCTATTGGGATCATCCAGGTGATGGCCTTGATACTTCAATGGAGGAAGACAAAGGATTGCTTGACGTTTATCGCGAATTCGAGGCAATCCAAAGGTGCCAGTCCGTATCACCCTGGGTTCTTCGTATGAAGATCAATAAAGACCGCCTTCAAGCTGCGGGTCTCACAATGATGGACATCTATATTCGCCTCTATGAAGCATACAACAATGCCATGGAGTGCGTCTTCTCAGATGACAACGCAAAAGACCTAGTATTCCGTATCCGGCTCACNCCNGAAAAAGAGAAGAAGAAGGCAGTCGTGAGCGCTCCCGAGGAGGAAGTGGAGGTTCGTGACGAGGAGGGTCGCGAGGATGATCCTACAACAGTTGTCGAAGAAGAAGTGATTACGGAAGATGATAATGTAGCTTCTCTAAAGGCGCTCGAGCACAACATTGCTCACAATCTCCTGCTCAAGGGTGTTCCATCGATCAAGAAGGTCTCCATGCGTTCTCGAGAGCGTAAAGAGTACGATGAGACCACCATGAAGTTCCGGACTCTCACCGAGTGGATTATGGACACGGATGGTAGCAACTTGCTAGATATCCTATGTAACCCGAACATTGATGCGACTCGCACGATTTCGAACGATGTGTGGGAAATCTTTGAGGCCTTTGGCATTGAGGCGGCCCGGACGGCTCTATACAACGAGATCATGGGTGTTATTCGCGAGAGTTCCATCAACTACCGTCATATTGCGCTTCTCATTGACACGATGACGCATAAAGGGTCTCTCATGTCCATTGATCGCCACGGTATCAACCGCGGTGATGTTGGGCCTCTTGCCAAGTCCAGTTTCGAAGAAACCACCGACATGCTCATCAATGCCAGCGTTTTCAGCGACTATGACAAGATCAATGGCGTGTCTGCAAACATCATGTTGGGTCAACTGCCACCATGTGGCACGGGAGACTCTGAGATTCTTCTTGACGAAGACAGGTACATCGCAATCCTTCAAGAATTGGCAAAGAAAAACAAGAAGAAAGAAGAAATTGAAGAAGAGGAGGAACCCCTTGAGGAAAGCACCCCGTTCCCAGAGGCCGAAGAGTATCAAATGTCAAATCCATGCGATATTAGCGAGCTAGGCTTCGACCACAAAATCCCAAGTATGACACAAGGCAAAGTGACAATGCGTCTCCCTGATGCTCCTTTTTAAATAATATGTGAATTATGTTTCTTTTTGTGCTTTCACGAGCTCGTGAACAAAACTTGCTAAGGGCTCGGGGGCGCGCCGGACTTCTTTAAAGGCAAATTCTGTCTCTTTGAATGATACGAACTCATAAATGGTATAGGCATCTCCAAGTTTGACCTTTTTATTAAAGACAAAAAGTGGAAGTCTGTCGACTTGGGCGGCTGTTTTGTTCAAGTCGCGGTCGTAGAATATTGTTGCCGAGGCAAGGAAATGAGATACGCTTCCCCTCTCCTCTTTCTTTACATCGCCCTTTGAGCTTCGATGTAGTAAGACAATTATAGAATTCGTTAAACGTGCCAATATCAAAAGGTCAAGATCGCATAACCAGCGGTTACTTGAACTACTAAAATAACGCGAGAACA